CTCCAGATGTTCCAGATAAAGCGGTGACAGCCATGATTCTTAAAAAGAATTGTATATCCTATACATTAGCGTGTTTTTTGCAATTTGTTAATCTAAATCAGTAGCAACATAGGATGTTTCTATTCTTCCCTGAAATAATGGAGGATTTTCTGTGGTAGAGAATGACGGTCCAGTGATATTTCCTACTCTGAAAAATACACCTGAGTTTGATTTGGCGGTGTTGTTTAGGGTTTCGAGCACGCTAACTGCTGTGGTTACGAGTGTTTGATTTCTTGCAGGTCCTTTGCCTTTTTCAGAAAATGTACGAATCACAACTGCACCTCTTGCGGTATCTACGCTGGATGTCAGAGTTGCTTCGTTTGTTTCGCCAAATGTTACATTCACTGTTACATATTCTTTAGTAGATCCCAGAGGAGCAGCAGTTATATTGTCAAAAAACACGGGAACTGATGGAGATAGATTTGTGAAGGCATTTAGTATTGGGTTTTCTACGGCTGCTCTTATTGCTTGATAATCCATTAGGCTTTACCTGGGTTAGCGTTTCCTTGTTTCAAACCTACTCTAATACCTGATTTGAAATCTTTTGCAAATGTTCCTCCTTTTACATAAGTTGGATACCAATCCAAAGAAGCAGTGCTTCGGTTAGGTAAACTAAGTCTATTGCGACTACCTATATTATCTAATTCTCCTCTTTTACCTCCTGGAGGTCTTGTTCCGTAAATAAAACGACTCTCAGTAACTTTTCCGTAAGGAGCGTCAAATTGACCTGGAATCCAAGGGTCTATGTCTAAAGCTACTTTGGCATAAGGACTTTCATTCAATATTTTGTAGAGAGTATATCCGCTACTACGATTAGACGCTATTTTAGGAATTACTGTCTTTTTAACATCGTTAATAGAATATTGATACTTAGGTCCTTTCTTTTGTCTTGCAGGTTTTCCTTTTTTGGATCTGTCTGATATAGCTGACCATGCTGAAGAAAATTTACCTGTCCAGTGTGGTCCATTTTGCGATAGAGAGTTCATTATAAGAACAGAAGAAGTTTGACCTCCTTTTGCTAATGATTTTCTAATGTCGCTTGTTAAAAATTTTACATCTCTAGCCATTACTGCACCCTCACTATAAGTTCATGGTATATGGGTTCATCTCCTCTGTATGTTCTTACTGATGTTATTTTGCCTTCTACGGTAGCACCCGCCTGAGTGTATTGGACACGATCTGCCTGTGTTGGATAGTAGTTGCCTAGTTCTGACGTTCCAATTAATACTCTTGCGTCTGTTCCCTGATAGACTCCTTCGCTTTCGTTTGAGTTTAATACAGAAATTATGCCTTTTACAGTTACGTTTGTGTCCGATCCAGTAATAGCACCAGATGTGGGATTATATGTACGAGGTGTTGTTGTCTTTATGTAAGTTATATCTTGACCAAACTGAGATAAAACTTGGGCTGGTATCGAACCAAAAATGTCATCTATAGCTGCCATATTATCCTCTCATTACTCTTACCTGATAACTACCACTACCACCAGAACAATATGCACCAAGAAAACTTTGTAACCAAGGATATACATCAAAAATATTATTTACAGTTCCCGTGCTTTGTGATCTTTCATTATATTTAACTTCTAAATCACCAATTTTTACCTCTGATGGAACACCTGCTGTACCTGTATTGCCAGTAATTGCATCAGTATCATTTGCCAATGCTCTAGCTAATTCATATTGTGCGTATTTAATATTGTTTGGAATAGCTGTACAGGCAAGCTCAACATCATCTACTTCATGGTTATTTCTAGGAAACTTCAATGCCTGACCGTTATCACATCTATCTCCATAAAAAACTAAATTATCTATTTCTCTAGCTGCTGCTATTAATGCTCTATTCTTTTGATCGTCTGTTTTATTTGTCCAAGTGCTTGAATCAGGCACAGTTTCAAAGTAACTATTAGCTTCGGCCAATGTAACATAACTGTTAGCTGAAGTTCCTGATAATGTAGCGTCTATAGTTGCTGCCACGATCCAAAAAGTAATTTAGTTTTATTGTAGCGTAAAGAAAAAACCCCACCAATATTCGGTGAGGTTTGATGACCACAAATTAATATTAAAATTAATATGTTGAAGTGTCTAGAGGAGAGTTAACTGTTAACTGAACTAATGGGATCAAGTCAGCATCGTATGTGATAGCCCACTTGTTAGCTGTTGCTAAGTTTGCATTAGTTGGGTTGTCAGCAGCATCATTCCACTTAGTACCCATAACGTGATACGCAGTGTGATAATCAACAGATAGAACATCTTGCTTAGAAAGAATGTTTCTTTCAGCTTCAATTCTTAGTGCAGATTGCTGTCCTTCTAGGATTGTTCCAGAAGTCGTTAAGTAGCAGAAGAACTCTACCTGATGACCACTTGAACTAGATGGTGCAACTGTGTTAACAGCAGAGTCAACAACAACTGTACAGCCAGCAAATTCACCAACTGCTCTGTCGCTGATTCCAACACCACCGCCACCCCACTGGATACCTGTTCCAGTAGATAAAGCAGAAGTAGAGAAAGTTAACATACCAACCTGATATAGGTAGTAAGCAACTGTTGGGTGAACGATAAGAATATCTAGATCCTCACCTCTTTCTCCAAGTAGGTTTCTTGCTTTAGCAATAGCAGAAGCAGTAAGGAAGTTAGCTTCAGTAGCACTAGCACCAGCTTTTGCTAAGTCTAGCTTGTTGCTTGAAAGTGCAGTTCCAAATAAACCAGCTAAATGTGAGAACAATCTAGCGTTGTTTAATTTGTTAATTGCATCTGCAAGTTGATTTCTGATGTGACCCATTGGATCTTCACCAGCAGCTAAAACTGCAATATCGTCTACAGCATAAGCAAATGCTCTATGACAGATAGTTGCAATCTGTGTTCCTGTACCAATCTTCTGTGGTGTTAAATAACCAGCAGTAGATGTACCCCAGTTTGCAGCACCAGTTAGGATTTCTTCCGTTGGAGCGATTGGGTTAAACTCAGGAACCTGGATTCTTGTACCACCTTCGCTTGCATCTAATAATGCGTTACGAGTGATAGCACCAGACTGTAAAAATGCACTACGCTCTTTTATAGCTTCGGAAACGTATGTGCTGAGATTATTTCTCTTTACGATGTCCGCTAATAGGACACCGCCCGAATAGTTCTGAAATGGAGCAGCCATTCAGATCACCTTTTTAGTTTTGCGATACCCTAATCACGGACTAAGGCATTAGTTTCACGGAAACTAACTATTTTGTTTGAGCCTCTCTCTTCAGCACGGCTGCGAGATCGGGGTTCTCATTCTCCATTATAAGCTGTTGCGTCAAATTGCCAGTTTTCCATGGATTTTCTGAGCCACCTGATACGTTTCCAACAGGACTTGGTTTTGCACCCATACCAGCAGCAGAACTTGGTTTAAAATGATGTTCCCAACCACTACCAGGGTTTTTGAGGCTTGTGAGATAAGCATTTAAATCTTGTTCTACACCACCATCTATTATGACTACTTTACCTTCAGCATTTCGTTGTAATTTATTTTGCAGTAATGATAATGTTTGTTCTGCATTAATGGCATTAAGATTGCTAATAGCTGCAAGTGCTGTCTGTTTTGTAGTAGCAATTTCATTGGAATTTTTTAAATCTTCCAACTGTTGAGATAAATTGCTAATTTGTGCATCTTTATCTTGTGCAGTTTTATTAGCTTCTTCCCAAAGAGTTTTCCATTGTCCTTGATCCTCTAATTCTTGTTTCCGTTCATTTTCTTTTTGCTGATAAACCTCATTTAATTTTCGTTTCACGCCTAAACGATCTTCTTCTTTTTCAGCTAATTCTTTTTTTAACGCCTTAATTTTATCTTCATACTGTGTCTTAACAGAATCAAGACTTGGTGCTTGTGGTTGTGAAGGAGTGTCAGCCACGGGCTGATCAGCAGGAGTCACGGACTCAGGCTGAACTACTTTTTCTTCTATTGCCATGAATTATTCAGATAGTGGAGTTGTTTTTTTCTTCGAAACCTTCTTTGTTTCTTTTTTTGGCTTTGGTGTTTCTACAGGTGTAGATTTTACAGCAGGGATTTCTGCCAGTTGCCATTTAAAACTGCCGTCAGGCTGTTTAACATAATCTAAATGTTTAGACATAGATTTCATGTACTTATATACTATATTAGCAGACTATTCAGGTTTGGCCTCATTTGCATTAGGTAAAACTTCACCTTGTACCAAAATATCTCTAAATTCATCTCTATCAATTACGTTTTGATCAAATAATGATGTTAAGGCTGTAATATCCTGTCCAATTAATCTTTCAATATCAAAATCTCTACTAATTTTTACTTCTGGGGGTTCAATTCCAACATATTCTGCTGACAAGTTAAATGCTTTTTGTAATTTTTGCTCTAACTCCATTGAAACCATAGCAAGCATAGAGTTCGTATCAACACGATCTAATCTTCTAGCATCAGCAGATTCAGCTACAAACTTTTGTTGACTTAATGTACTAATGCCAAGAGTAGCCATTTGCATTTGTAGTTCTTTAATTTCAGCAGATTGAGCATCAAAAGCACTAGAAGCTGGCTCTACATAATAAACTTTATTACCTGGTTGAGTTGCCATTGCATAATTTACAGATATAGCAAGGTCTTTGGTTTGATCATCATATCCTTCCATTACCAGCATTGGCTGAGATGCAACGTGCAAACTATGTATTAAATCAGCTTGTCTCTGAAAATGTGCAAGGTTTAAGTAAGCAATATCTAATAATGGTGGTTTGCTTGTCATATTATCTATTTTTCCAGAATAGACAGTAACCAAAGGTATTTCACCAAGAGAAAACTGTCCTGATTCTGCTAATTCAAAATCTTTCTCATTTGGTGTGCCTTGCATATTTCCTGCATATGTTCCATCATTTTCTTCATACATATCTTCAACAGTTTCTTTTCTTCTAAATACACGGTAACGACCAGGTTCTATCACTCTCATTTGATCATATATTTTTTCACCAAAAGCACCATCAGGCAATACAGCTTTTTCTGCAATTCTTACCTGCACTAGATTTCCATAATTAGATTCTCTATCTAATCTCCAACCATAAATATTTGTTGGATCGACTTCTATCCAATAAGGTCTGCGATTTTGTGAACGCTCTTCAGCTAAACTTACTGCTCCCCCAGGTGCAGGATAATCTACAAGAATATGACTTTGACCATAAGTAAGAGAACACATCAATAATCTTCTTGCGTATTCATCTAAATCCGAACCACATCCGTCAACATCCATTTTGAACATCTCAGTCCAATAAGGATCACCTATCAAAGATATTGGTTTTCTTAATACAAGACCTGTAGCTGCTCTTATTAATCTTTGTGTAAAAGGACTAAATACTGATCTATTTACTCTTGCAAGGTAAGCATCATAATCTTCTCTTGGTTCTAGTGGTAAAAATGCTTCGCTGTTTTCTCTTAAATATTCTGTACCTTCACTAACAGCTTTCATTATTTCCCAACCCTTCATCATATCCAATACTGCCCTGTTTCTAGTAAAAGGACTATCAGTGCTACCAATGTATGTAGTAGCGGTAATACTGGTTTTCAGCATCCCTGGTAGTGAATAAGTCATGTCAACACCTCCATCTTTTTAATGCTAATCCCTTTCTAGTTAATTTACCGCCTTTACTTGTTGGACCTTTGACTCCTTTCATTCTGGCACAAAATGATTTTCGCCTAGCTGCTCTTTTCCCTGTTGGGTTCTTTTCAGTAACAGGTGCTTTTAGATTGCTTCCTGTTGCACGATTATACTTTGCTCTGCCTTTAGCAGTAAGTCCTCCCTTCCGAGACTTTTCACCTCGGCCAACAGACAAACTTACTCCCTTTTTTCTTGGCATTATGCAGCGTTGGTGATAGCACCAGAAGTTATAAAACTAACGCTAACTGTTTCTAAATCACCTGTTGTTGCAGATAAACTTGTTCCTGTAACAATTCCAGAAAAACTTATACTTTTACTTCCAGAAGTATCTAAAAATAATTGAAACTGTGCATCACCAGCATCTTCTGTTGTTAAAACATCTGCCAATAAGTTTGCAGTTTCATTACCACTAGCTGCTGTATAAAGAAAATCAATAGTACCTGATCCAGAAATTAAACTACCTACAAATGATCTTGCAGTAGCTCCATGAGCAGTTACATCTAGTGTGTCTTTTGTTGTATCTAATGTCCAACCAGTAGTAGACACGATAGCTTCAGTAGTTCCAGCTCCGTTTTTAAATTTTACAGAACCTTCTTCTCCACGAAAAAATGCCATTATTCTAAGAAAAAAGAGTATTTATAGATAGTTTAACTTGTAGTTGACTTTTTTACAGTACCTTTTTTCATATTTGCTAAATATTGTTCACATCTTGGATCCCAAAGAGCAGGATTACGTTTCCCTTTTAGTTTCTCGATAATATCGAGCATTTCATCAGTAATTTCAATCATTTTTTCTTTTTAGTAGTTTTTTTGGTGGATTTTTTCTTTTTACTTTTTTTAACAGTAGAGATGTAACCCATACACCTACTCATAGCAGCAGATTTAGCCATTTTCAACTCCTTTTTTTACGTTTTTTACGTCTATGTTGATATGTTATCTTCTTACTACCTGTTTTGGCACGTTTAAACCGTGCTTTTTCACTAGCTGTCATTTCTCCTGCTGTCTTAGGTGTCTTATTTGATACACGCTTACTAGGTCTACAAGCTGGATAACCTCGTTTTTCGCCTTTTTGACGGCCACAAGGCTTCCCTGTTTTAACATCAACCCAATTTTCTTTAAACCATCGGGTAAGTCCACCACTACTTCTTGCCACTTTTTTTAGTCCCTGTGCGATAAGTACCACCACGTTTTTTGTACTCCCGTACAAGCCATGCGTTAGCGTAAGCAGAAGGATAAACTTTAAATTTACGCTTTGCTTCTGCTTTTACCCTAGAGTATAACGCTTTATTTACAGGAACATTCGCCACGCTTCTTTGTTCCTTTTTTCTTTTTCTTTTTACCTTTTGGTTTCATTGAACCGTAGTGTCCTGGCATAGTAAAAATCAGGTAACTCTTAGTATATTCTAAACGAAGTTTGACCGAGTGTCTCTGGTTTTGCAAGGTTAAATTGTTGCAAACAAAGATAGCCGAAAGCGTCAAATGCGTGGTCAACTCCTAAATTTTTATTTGGCATACCCGTATTTGGTGCGTATGTAAGAGTTCTGAGCGATTTTATTAATTCTTTACATCTTGGATGAATAAATGTTCTTCGATCACCAGCTGCATCAAATAATGCCGTATTTACAGCAGTAATTTTATCTCGAATCTTCCAAGGAGCTTTCGGACTAGACACAGTAAAACCACTTCTTCTCAAAATTGTATGATCTGTAAGCCCAACACCACTTGTTTTGCGAGCACCGCCCGTAGGGTCGGGACAAGTTATAATTCTTCGCTCAACTCCATACCTATTTACCACTTCTTCGGCAAAATCCCACGTAGTTGCACCTCCCCGTAAGATAATTTCATCAAAAACATACAAATTGTCATTACTTTTTACCGCACATATGCCACAAAGTGGGTCTACGTTGAAATCTACCCCCATATATAGCGGTAACATATGTAAATCTTCCGCTTCAGACGAAATATTTTCGTCATCGAAGCTAATTGCCACTAATCCCGTTAGATTTTCAAAGCTCGCTTCAAATTCCTGTCTAAATGTACGCTGATCTAATTGACCCCTAGCTGCCTCAACTTCATCTTTCGGAACATTACCCCCCTCAATCGTAGTAAAACTCCACCTTTTCCAATCCCCACTCTCATCTTCTGGCACATAACACCATAAATCATAAAACCAACTAGCCGTTCCATCAGGGGTTGAAATAAATAACGCCCATCCCTGTTTGTCAGCTAATGCAGGTCTAATAACTTCAGACCATACTTCTCTGTCCATAAATGCAGCTTCGTCTAAAACTACTCCACTTAAACTACGACCTCTCAATGCCATAGCGTTTTCAGTTCCCTTCAACTCAATAGTTGACTCATTTACTAATTCAATCTTTAAATCTGTTTCATTCTTAGATTTGATCCATTGCTTTGGCACTAACTTCTTCAATGTTTTCCATGCAATGTCCTTCGCCATCCTATAAGTAGGAGCACAATAAAAATACGTTTCACCAGGTTTCGATATTGCACCTTTCAATAACTCAACACAACTTAAATAGCTTTTGCCAAATCTTCTTCCAGCTACTAACACCCTAAATCTTTCTTTCGCACTAAATACTTCCCCTTGTGCCCAACGTAAACTTAACGGTTCTGCTACTGCCATACAAAAATAATAACCTCTATTATCATAACAGCAACTTATTCTGTGTTGTATCAGCAGGTTCCCCGCCTTGTGCTGCTGCTGCAAAATTTTTACAACACTCCCCCCGCAAATGTTACGAATTGTTACGAATAGAAGATATTACTCCTATATGTAGAAGAGTCTGCTATAATAGAAGAGTAGGGAAGGAAACAAACCTACGAACCTAGAAAACTTAATTAAATTTTCAGCTATGAAACCAACTGCACGCTACACTTTTTCAGGTGTAGAATCTTTGAGTTTTACAACTCATGACATAAGCGTTAGATTCCAAGATGGCGACTCTCTAAGCATTGACTTCAGAAGTGGTACAGACGGAACCAAGCTAGTTCATGAGGAGTGCCGAGACTTCCTTAAGTGGTACGGCAAGCGAGACATGGCACAGCTTAAGAGAACTTACGAAGCTCTCAGACTCATTATTGAGGAAGAGAAAAAGGAGGAACTCAGCAAATGACCATTGTCTACAATCGTCCCAAGTGCTACGGCTCAGAATGGGACGCTTACATAGATGACGAGGCCAACGCTAGAGGCATTGATCCAAAGGATTGGCAAGCTCTCGAAGCTCTCGAAGAAGAGCTAGAGACCAAAGCCCAAGACTATTACGACCAAGCCCAATACGAAGCCAATGAGCAATTTGATCTTTGACTCCTACATGGAGACAAGGCTTGAAGAGATCGAGGAGGAACTTCACCAAGAAGATCCTCTCGACCCTCACATTCGTAAAAAAGCCTACGAACTTCTCTTAAGAGAGGTTTATCACTAACCACCGAGGAGCTTCGGCTCCTCTTTATTTCTTAACTGCTATGAAATTTACTATCGGCTATCTAGCCTTCATGTCAATTTTAATTTTGATTCTTGGAATGTTTGGCTCCCATCAAAGGGACGCCATGACAGACTACTCCTCCATCACATGGGAGGAGACTAGACCATGAGCCAAGACTACAACGGTTGGACTAACTACGAGACTTGGAATGTGGCTCTCTGGATGGATAACGATTATCCATCTTACCAATTAGCTAGAAGTTGCAAAACTTACTCGGAGTACCGCAAGGCTAAAAACTTGCAAGGCGAACCACTCACAGGAGATTATGTCAGCCTTTTTGATGACAGACTTAACATCAAAGAGCTGGACGAAAAGATCCAAGAGTACCACCAAGGCCACTCGCCCTACACCGAATACAAAGCGGGGACATAAGTCCCCCTTTTTTTTTGCCTGGAAAAACCAGGACAAGACCAGGCCAGGCAATTACCAGGTAACTACCAGGTCAGCAAAAACTGAATGAAAAATTAAGGCTTATAAACTGAATGTAAAAAAACTGAATGCAATTTTCAGCTGGTTTTGTCAACTGAATGTAAAAACTGAATGAAAAATTGAATGTCTATTCTTTAGTTTCAATCTGAATGTTTAGAGCTGGTGGCATATTCACATTTACCGCTTCTTGACTTTCGCCATTTGCTCGACCTAGCGAATCTAAAATCATATGAGCAGTTTGCAATTGTCCTTTTTTCAAAGCCGCATTAAACAATCTTTGTCTCATACTATGTAAACGAGAGAGTATGTCGGCTCTATCACGTTCTAAATCTTGTGAGTTCCATTCGGTGACTCTTTTCCAATCTGCCCAAGCTGTTTTTTCAGCAATGCCCTCTCTTTGTGCGTGCTGTAAAACTAACTGTCTTGTAGAAAGTCCGTCTAATTGTTTTGTGTAAAGTCTTTGACAACGCTGTTCGATATGAGTTTTTGGATTGCGTTTGCCATAAATATTTTTAATTCTTTCTAAGTCTTTTTCTGACATTTCCAATAAAAAAGAGGTATTAACTAAATAATACCTCGTAAGTTTGTATATGTGAAAAGAAATTAAGAAATAGGTTGAAATAACTTATTTTCTTGAATAAACTTTCTTTCGTCAAAATCCCAAATCTCCCCAAGTTGTAATTCTCTAAGAAGTAACTCTTTAATTTGATCAAGAATTGCATAACCCAAAGAATCTTGATAATTTCCGTGTTCACAAGATTGATAATCATAATTGTTGATAATCCCAACAAGATAACCTAATTGTTTATGATCATCCCAATAGTTAACAACATTGGACATTCTATATATATAGGAAGGTCTTTCTGAATATTCTTTGTCGTTATATCTAGCCATCAAAGAGTTTTGATTTTCTCTTAATAAGATGTTAAAAATAACTTCATAGATACATTCGTTAGAATATTGGTGATACCAAATATCATAAACACCATTACAAAACTTATCGAAGTCAGCACGTTGTTTCATTCTTTGTTCGTAAGTTTCGGCAACTTGTTGTCTTTCGTACCAAGACTTTTTATTAACTCTTCTAATAGCTCTTAAGATATTAGATTTTCTTTCGGCATCTGTTTTACCACTTTTCATATAGTAGAAAGTAGACAATGCGTTAAGAGTATCGTCCGAACATAGATAAGCAGACATTTTAGTAACCTCCTCTATTTCTAGCTTGCATTGCTTGAGTTTCTCTTAAAGAAGGACGAAAAGAATTTTTCTTTTTCTTTTCATCAAATTTTTTAAACTCGTTTTTTACATCATCAATAGTTTTGATAGATGTTTTAGATAGATCAACAGAATGTGTGTTTCCGTTGCCGTCTGTGATTTCCCAAATTGGCATAGCGAATAAAGTAAACTACTCTTATATTA